AAACCTCAACCGCAGGAGATTTTACTATTGTGTTTCCTAGTGCCACTGCGACTGGCGCTATAATTAGGTTAGCTTAATGTCGCCTCATGCCGCTATCAAAACTTAATTTTAAGCCAGGTATAAACAAAGAGGAAACCGATTACTCAAACGAGGGTGGTTGGGTAGACGGTGATAAAATTCGTTTTAGGAAAGGCAGAGTAGAAAAGATAGGTGGCTGGGAAAAACTATCGTCTGATACACTAATAGGTTCAGCAAGAGCCTTACATTCTTGGATTTCTTTAGGTGGTAGCAAATTTCTAGGTATCGGCACAACCAACAAATATTACATAGAAGAAGGCGGGACTTACAACGATATAACTCCGGTCAGAAAAACCACTACAAACGCTGCCACTTTTGCAGCAACTAACGGCTCTTCGACTGTAACGGTAACTGATAGCTCGCATGGAGCAGTCAACGGTGACTTTGTAACTTTTTCAAGCGCTGTAAGTTTAGGTGGTAACATCACAGCCACTGTTTTAAACCAAGAATATCAAATCACTCTTGTTACAGGCACTAATACTTATGAAATTACCGCTAAAGATACCAGCGGCACCACAGTCACCGCAAATAGCAGCGATTCCGGCAACGGTGGTTCTAGCACTGATGCGATATATTTATTAAATTCTGGCTTAGATGTATTCGTGCCTTCTACTGGTTGGGGTGTTGGTGCATGGGGTGCTGGTGCGTGGGGTTCTGCAACAACTTTATCCGACATAAATAATTTAAGACTTTGGACGCATGACAATTTTGGTGAGGATTTAATAATTAATCCAAGAGGCGGTGGTATATTTAGATGGATTGAGAACGATGGTTTAAGCACTAGAGCTGTAAACTTAGCAACTACAAGTGGTGCTAATTTAGTGCCTACCGCGGCATTACAAGTTTTAACATCTGAGACAGACAGACATCTAATTGTTTTAGGAGCTGATCCAATAAGTAGTGGATCTAGAACGGGCACCTTAGATCCAATGCTAGTAGCATTTAGCGATCAAGAAAATCCATTACAGTTTGAGCCGTTAGCAACTAATACTGCTGGCTCATTAAGATTATCTGCTGGTTCTGTGATTGTCGGTGGTCTTAAGGCTAGACAAGAGATATTGATTTGGACAGATACATCGTTATATTCAATGAATTTTATAGGACCACCTCTAACTTTTGCAATTAATTTAATTAATGAGGGTGCTGGTTTAATCGGTCCTAAGGCCGCAGCAAATTCACCTAGAGGTGTATTTTATATGTCTAAGAAAGGTTTTTATTTTTACAATGGCTCAGTGCAAAAACTACCTTGCAGTGTGCAAGACTATGTATTTTCAGATCTCGATGAAACACAGGCTTTTAAATGTTTTGCTGGTTTAAATGAAGAGTTCTCCGAAGTTTGGTTTTTTTATCCATCCATAACCGATAATGAAACTGAAATATCGAGGTATGTTATTTATAACTATGAAGAGGGATCATGGAGCATAGGCTCTTTAGAGCGTTATAGTTGGCTAGCAGCAGGTGTTTTAGACAAACCCTTAGCTGCTGGTGAGGAAAGCTCTACAAAGCGCATTTATGAGCACGAGAAGGGGTTTAACAATGATGAAAGCGCTATGGATGGTGTTTTTGTTGAATCAGCCGACATAGATATAGCAGATGGCGACAGGTTTGTGTTTCTTAAACGCATTTTGCCAGATATTTTATTTGTCAATGACACAGGCACCAGTCAAAACGCTGCTATCAATGTGGTTGTCAAAAGGCGTGATTTTAACAATCAAACTTTATCCACAGATTCAACTACGCAAATTACTGCAAGCTCTACTTTTGGCTCACTGAGATCTAGAGCAAGACAGTTTGTATTAAGGTTTGAGTCCGATGATGACAATACCGATGCTAACAAGAAAAATTATAAGTGGAGGCTTGGTAGCACGAGAGTTGAGATTCAGCCATCAGGGCGTAGATAATGAGCAAACTTCTACCCACACAGTTGCCACTAGCTAGCGGTGACACGGTTTCAGCTGATACTTTCAATAGATTAATTAGAATATTGGAAATAAACCTTGGTGCTGTCGATCCAGACAGCATAAAGTCGTTTAACTCCACAGACCTTAGTGAGTTGCAATTTGCCACCGGTGCTATTATATTTAACTCAACGACAGAGGTTCACCAAGCCTTTGATGGAACGCAGTTTAGAAACCTGTATGAGCATCAAACTTATTTAACTGGAATCTCTGCAACGATGAGTATAGGAGCAGTAACGGTAAGTACACCATGAGAGCATTAGAAGACAGTTTAAGAAAAGTATATGGCTTGCAAGAAGTTGGTCCAGTTACAAAGCCACAAGATGAAGCTAAGTTTTTAATGAACGCTGTGCAAGGCGCAAAAGGTCAAATCTCAGACAAAGAAATTAATGAACTTTTAAAACAAATACCACCGCAAGATATGATGCCAAGCGTTCCATATACAGAAAACATGAGCCAAGAAGACAAAGAAACTCTAGAGTCTATGCTACAAAGAGCAGAGGAAGTGTCGATGGCGCCGTTAAGTGAAATTGCACAAGAACTTGCTATGCAAGGTGAAGGTGAAGATACACAGCTTGCACACTTACGACCAGGTGAGGTGGTATTACCACCAGAGTTTTTCGACGACGAACAGTTTGAAAGCGCAGTCGAGCGTAAATTTAAAGAATTTGATATTAACCCTGAGCAAGCGATAGTAGGTACAGGAATAGCTAGCTTGAATCCAATGACAGGCCTAGAACAATTTGGTTTCTTCAAAAAAATAGGCAAGGCGCTCAAAAAAGTAGCTAAGAAAATTGCACCGGTTGCAGGCCCATTAGCTAATTTTATACCAGGTGTTGGACCAGTATTAGCTGGTGCTATTGGCGCTGCAACTAATGTAGCAGCAGGCAAAGGTCTAAAGGGCGCGATCACAGGAGGTCTATCAGGTTTTGGCACAGGTAAGCTGTTTAGTGGTGTCGGTAGTTTAGGTTCCGTTGGTGGAAATGTTGTTGGCAAAGGCGGATTTAGTAAGTTAGGAACCCTTGATAAATTCAAAGCCTTAAGCAGTGGCTTGAAATCTGGTAATCTCGCAAGTACATTTTTCAACCCACTCGAGGGTGATACAGGCATATTTGGTGGCAAGATTGGACCAGCTTTTAGAAAAGGCATAGGTAGCTTTACTGGTTTTGGACAACAAGGTATGCCAACTGATGTCGCTGATACCGGCGATATCATAGGTACTTTAAATGGTGAGCCAATTACTCGGGCAGATCTTGCAAACTTGACACCTGACCAGATAGCAAATATGCAAATGACACAAGCTGCGGTGCAAGATAAAACCTTGATGCAAAAATTAAGTGCTATGTTCTTACCACAAAGCGTTGAAGACGCTTTAGGCACGGGACCGGGCGGTGGTGGACTTGGTAGTATATTTGGCCAAGGACAAGGTCAGGATGGCGGTGGTTTATTTGGTGGCAACTTCGGTGACGCTCTGAAAATGGGTGGCATTGGAGCCTTAGCTGCTGGACTAGGTAAATTAGCTTATGAAGATGCGAAAAAACAAACAGGTGTGCCTTTAACTCCACTTACAACCATGAGTCCTACCGGCAGATACAATATAGAAGCTGAGATTGCAAGAAGAATGGGACAGCCTGCTCCAAATCCTGTTGAGTTTGGTTTATTGCCTGAGGGCACATTACCAGAGTTATCTGGTGGTAAGCCAGCGGGTATGATGTATGGTGGCCCTGTAATGGCTTATGCTCAAGGCGGAGCCGTACAAATGCAAGAGGGCGGTGAGATGGATCCCAATATGTTTCCAAGAATGGATGGAGATATCAACGGGCCAGGTACAGAAACCAGCGATGATATACCAGCCATGTTAAGCGATGGTGAGTTTGTAATGACAAGTAGAGCGGTAAGAGGTGCTGGAGCTTACGAAATACAATCTGGTGGTGATGGCATAATAAGCCTTATACCGTCTCAGAACGAAGATAGAGAGCGTGGTATGGACAATATGTATAAGATGATGGATACCTTTGCTAACAGAGCGGAGCCTTCAACATGAGTTTAAGAAATTTATTTGCACCAATGAATCAAAGAGGAGGTCGTATTGCTAGAGCTTTACCTGTTGGTGGCAGAGTTCCCTTTAGTGGGCCAGTTAGAGGCAGACCACAACCTCCTATATCAATAGGTAGACCAGTGGCACCACCAACAAACATAGGTAGGCCACCATTTACACCACCGATGGGAGGAGCTGGGTTAATACAAGGAGGGCCCGTTGCCTTACCCCCACCTCAAACAGGATTGACTGCTGCTGAATTATTAGAGCTATCAGACGAAGAACTGCAAAAATATATACCGAGAGAAACCATAGGGCAAGGAGTTGGTTCTACTAGAAGAACATACGATGCTACACCAAGTCCAGAAGAGTTTAGAAAAAGACTACAAGATGATATTGAATATCAAGCTGGTTTAAAGCCTGGAGATAGAGGATTTAGTATGAATCGAAGATACAATCCAATAGATACAAGTCCACCATCATTAGCAGGCAGACCACAACCACCTATTTCAATTGGCGGCCCAGGTGGAGGTTTTGATGATGGCGGCGGAGGAGTTGGCACAGGTTTACCCATAGATGCTCCGATTCTACAACCACCAGCCGATGATCCTTTTTTAAGACCAAGAGTAGATCCAATCGCTAAACCAGAGCCTATACCTTTTGTTGGAGATCCTAGTGGAGGTAGACCATTACCTCCTATTTCAATAGGCGGTCCTAAAGCACCTCCAGGAACACTTAAGCCTGGAGTAATTACCTCAGTTACGCCATTACGCCCTCCAACACCAGAAGAACGAGCAAGAATGGATGCAGCTGCTGCAAGCCGAGCGGAGCGAGATAAATTAAGACAACAAAGACAAGCTGGTAGTAGTGCTTTTTTTGAAGCCTTCCCAGACGCACCAAAGATGCCTCAAATGCAAACTGCGGATATGGCAATGTTCAAAAATCCTTTTACGGGCGAAATGCAAACAGGTTCCTCAACGGAGGCTGGATATATGAGTAGACTAAAAGAATATTTAGATGCAAATCCAGCAGCTATGGAGAGTTATCAACAAAATGTTCTTGCTTTTAATCCGCCACCAAGCGATCAAGGGTCGATATTTGGACCAGTAGATCCAGGTAGAGGCATACCACAACCACCTATTTCAATTGGCGGTCCAGGTGGAGGTAGAGATTTCGGTCCTGGTATGGGCGGTGGATTGATACCACCACCCCCAAATTTAGGTAGACCAATACGACCTCAAGTCCCAATACCCTCAGAAGTATTTGATAAATTTGGTAATGTAGTTGCTGGTCCAATGGGTAAAACTCCACCTATGTTTGCAGAATATCAAAAAAGTCCAATACGAGAATCATATGCAGACTTTATAGCTCGTACTGGAGGCTCAGATGAGGGTAGAGACGATTTGGTATTCGCTGGCGGTTCACCTACATTTGATGAAAGAGGTGAAAAATTTGTGCCACCACCTCCACCAGACGCAGGGCCTGTTGCAGGCTTACAGGTAGTAGTGTATGGACCAGATGGTACTATGTACGGTAGCCCACAAGCAGCTGAAGCAGCAGGCGTAACTGATTATAGTATGTCGCCTCCTGGGTCAAATCTTTCTGATGCACTTAATGCTGGGACCAATGTAACTTCTCCACCTGCTCCAGATCCAGTGCCTGATCCAGTTACGGACCCTGCGCCAGTGACACCACCTGAGCCAGTAGTACCACCTGCATCTACAACCGTTGCAGCTAATCAACCAACAGATCCAACAGTTACAGAAACTATCACAGCCGCGCCGCCTGCTCCAACACAACCTCCAGCATCTACGGAGGC